ACGACTTCAACTTCGTAGGTGCCATCCGGAACGGCCTTACCGCCAGACTCAACACCGCTGAAGTCGACAGTCAGTCCCTTCTTCTTACCGCCTGCTTTTCTTATCGCCATTGATCATCACTCCTTACTTACGGATCTTTCGTTTAGGTTCGGGTCTCTCCCCCCGGATGATCGACGTGATCTTCTCGAAGGTGGGATTGACGATGAACTCGGGGGCCTCGAAGTCGACCGGACGTCGGATCTTCGTCGTGTAGTATGCGTGAGGCCCAATGCGCATGCAGTACTTGACTGTTCGTTCTTTATCCTTCCCCTGGCCGCTGTATTCCTCGCGGATGAAAGTGTTGCCGATGACTGATACCGCCCCGTTAACCGCTGAGGCCAGCGAAGGCATCAGACGTGCTCCGATCGACGGGTCGATCTGGTCCTCCACCCCCTCGTCGGCAGAGTTGGTCCGCTCATGGGCGATAAAGACGACATAGAGACCGGCATTCGTGAGATCTCGATAGTTGTACAGCCAGGTCTTCATCAGTCCGCTGATTTGGCCCCAGTCACGCCGCGAGAGAACGTCGGTCTCCTCTTTCGAGGCGCCGCCTTTCACCTCAGCCATCGCGATGTCCTGCATCTGAGAGATCTGATCGAGCGAGACCGTTTTGTACTTCGACTCATTCGACTTCAGATACCAATAGACCTGTTCGATTTCTCCCCATTCCTCGATCGAGATAACATCGATACCCGGTACCTTAGCGATCGTATCAGTGCCCTTCTCGCGGATATCCAGCAACAGCATCGGCTTTGGAAAGGTTGAGGACACGGCGGTCTTGCCTGTTCCACTGCGCCCGTAGATCAGCGTCGAGAACTGCGCAGGTTGTTCATGAACAGGGGAGATCTTCGCCTTGATGGCGTCGAACTTCGTTGGGTTGCTAACTCTCCGGACAGCCATCTAGTCCTCCTCGGCTCTCTCTTCCTCGTCGGCGAGTTTTTCGTCGACTTCGAACTCAGTCTTTCGGATGAAATCAGCGTCTTGGCCACGCAGTTCGGCGTGACAGAGATCTCGAAATTCGCACCAGGAGCAGTCGCGCGTCATGTTGCGCGTTTCGTCACTGTCAGATCGTAAGATCTCCGCCGCTGTAATGACCATCTCGCTGACGATCTGTTCGGTCATCACCTTCGGCGGATTCGGGAGATACACTCGCTTCAGAAACTTGTCCTCACGCCCCCGAAGACTTTCGAGCCATTCGGCATAATCGCGAGGATTCTCCTTACTCTGCTTGCAGTGAGCAGCCACGGCTGCCGCCGCGACTTCGTAGGTAGTATCGATGTTTGCTCGCTGGGAAAGCTTACCTGACTTCAGTACTTCAGGTTCGACGGGCAATTTGGTGCGCAGATAGTCCCAGATGACACCCTCGACCGGGCGACGAGGATTCAGGTCATTCCAGGCCCAGACATAGAATACCGTCTGCAGGTCAGAGAACCTCGCCTCTTCCCCCGGGATATTCTTGTGCGACTTGTGGTCCTGAATCCACCGACGCTTCTGCTTATCGAGAAGTACTTTGTCAATGTGACCGCGGAAGATTACATCTTTCAATCCAGGCAGTGGAACTTCGACTTCGTATTCGGACTCGAGAATTTTGTAGCCATCGTCCCAGTAGGTCCGTTGATAAGTCTGGAAGATCTGGCGACAGTCATTGATCAGATCGCCATACTCCTCGCGTTCTTCGAGGAACAGCTTGCGATACTCCTTCTCGTATTCAGCCAGGATCTCCAATGGAGAATTTCCCTTCGCAGCAGCATCGAGCATCGCATGAAGGATCGTCCCGCGGATCAACTGGACACGGGGGCGTCGTCGCTTCAGAAATTGGCGATAGCGATAAGTGTACAGCCGATGACAGCGGCGCCAGGCTTTCAGACGAGAGAAGCCTACGATCAGCATTTGAGATCCTTCAGATATTCCAGGGCCACCTGACCCGCGTGGAGATCACAGAGATGCTTTCCCAAAATCAAGAACTTGGCCTTACGCTCGCAGAGGCTATCCCGTCCGGTGATCTCTCGATATCGCTGCGTAGCGTCAGTCACCTCAGCCTCGCATCTCGGCTGGCGTCGAGCGGGGCCGAACAGACGAGTGACTACGTTAGGCACGAGGCTTCACAAAACTCGTGTGTAGATGACCCCGCTTACAGGTCCACCGTTCAAGGATTAGACGTGTTGGTTTGTCGGTCGCCATGTTTTCCCCGATCCCCAGGGTCCGACAGTCAGATCGGCTTCGAGCGGGACAGTCAGCTTGATTCCGAATTCTCGGACGAGCTTGGGTTCTTTCATGATCTCAGCAACGCGTGGCAGAATGATTTCGAGTCGTTCGGTACGCACCCACATTAACAAAGCGTCATGGACTTCACCAACAATTCTGAGCTCTTTCTCTCGGTTGAAAGTCTCGTGAATCTCAATCGCAGCCATCGCTTTATGGTCGCCAATATAACCCTGTACAGGCGAGTTGATTGCCATCCGTTCGCACTCGCTCGATAACGACCAATCGGAGGAGTAGATGCCCGGCAAGCGACGCATACGCCCTGCGAGGTTTCGGACGTAGCCATTCAGGTGAACGAGGCGCTTCTGCTTTTTGTGCCAGTCAGGCAACTGCTGATACAGATGGAAGAACGTCTCTCGCATCCGCTCGGCCTCTTTCATCGTGGGCTCGAAGCCGTACTTCATCTTGCAGGTCTCGACGAACTTCGGAGGCATCATTCCATATAAAAACCCGAAGTTGGTCGCCTTCGCGGTCTTGCGAGCCTCCTTCCACCCTTTCCAGAGCTCGGTGCATCGATCTGGCCCGGCTGTCATTAGAACCTCGAGCGCCTCAGACAACGACCGCGGGCGGCGACGCCCGTTCAGTGCAGCCGCAGTCTTCCATGCGGGCTCGACGTACGATGCGGCTGAGCCCGATCCAATTAGGTGAAGCAGTGTTCGCCAGTGTACGTCGATCCCGCGACGATAGCAGGTCATCAATTCGGTATCACACGACAGGATCGCCGCAAAACGCAGCTCAGCTTGGCTTAGATCCCCCTGGACGAACGTCCACCCAGGTGGAGCCTCAACGAGCGAGCGGATTGTCCCGTCGCGTGGGACCTGATGCAAGCGCGAGGAATAACGGCCGGTGACGGTCCCGTGGAGTTTGGTCGAGAGATAGAGCATCGGCCCGACCATGAACTCTTTCCAGCCATCGAGGTACGTCGAGCGGAACTTCTCGAGCTCGCGGTATTCGACTAGCGCCTCGGCGATCGGATGCTTACCTTTGATAGCAAGGAGTGCCTCTTCGCCCGTCGAGGGGGCTCCCTTGTCGGTCTTGATCACGACCGGGAGTTTCAAATCCCCGTACAACAGGGACGCGACCTGCTGAGGCGAGTTCCAGTTGATCTCGCGGGAGGTCATCGCATTCAGTTTTACCAGAGAAGCCCTCAGCTGCTCAGCGACGTCTCGCTCGGTCTCAGCCATCTTCTCCAGGTTAATGAACAGCCCATTGCCGTCGATATCCTCGAACGCTCGCGCAGCCGGCATCACCAGTTTGAAGAACAACTTTCGCAGTGCCGGATCCTTGCGGAACTGCGCCATGAACTTGCGCTTCAAGCGTAGCGTGTAGACGGCGTCATAGGCACCGTACTTGTAGAGCCGCATCGGACTAACGACTTCGCCTCGCTTGATCGCTGGATCAATGTCGTAGTCAGGCTCATCGAGCTCCATCCGCACGAGACTCTTCAAGTCGTGATCCCGGTTCTCGTCGAGTGTATGACTGGCGAGCATCGTATCGAAGGTCAGGGGGAACTTCTGGCCGAATATCGTCCACAGCCACAGGTTGTCGAATTTGCCATTCTGGGCGGCGGCGTCTTTCCCCTCGAGAGCGACGAAAACAAGCGCCATCACTTGAGCCTGAAGTCGTCCAGTCGGGAAGGGTGAACCCGGCATCGTCATCGGGATCACCCACCCGTAGTCTGAGCCGTCGGCAAATCCCAGTCCAAGCTGAACGCTCCGGAGATAGCGGTTCTCAGGGTTGAACCACTTCAGCCCTGAAGTCTCAGTGTCGAATGAGAATTCGGTGCAGCGGGCGAGATCGGCGGTGAATTGATCAAAATTCTCTCGGTGGACGATGTCCCACTCGACAGTCGACTTGCGTTTCTCGCCGCGCAGATAAGCTGAGAATCGACGAAGATCCTGCTGGAAGATCGGCAACTTCGACGGGTCCCTGAGTGCGTAGGCTGGATGAAAGACGGCGCAGGTTATTGTACCATCCTTCTCGACGATCTGGCCGTGGATGGAGGTTATTTTGGCCTTCTTCAGAACGGCCTTCGAGGCGGGGGCACCGAGGGTTAGGATCGCACGCGGCTTGATCGTCGCGAGTTCCTCATCGAGATATCCTCGACAGGCCTTCACTTCAGCCGGCGTCGGAGTTCGATTCTGCGGCGGGCGACACTTTGCGATATTCGTGATGTAGACGCTGGTCAGACCGGCCTTAGCAAGCTCACCTCGTAGGAGTTGACCGGATTTACCCATGAAGGGCTTTCCGGTACGAGCCTCAGCCTCCCCAGGGGCCTCACCGATGATCACGACTTCGGCGTCGGCCGGCCCGTCACCCCACACACAGATGTTGCCTTTTGTCTGGCGGCCCAGCGGGCACAAATCACAGTGGGGGTTGCGAGGCATTCAGAGCACTCGCTCGGGGTAGTGGATCGTCGCAGCTACGCGGGCCTCACGCAGATAGAAGAGCGGGTGGTCGTCGCGATACTGCTCAAGATACAGGACGGACTTGATCCCTGCGTTGATGATTAGCTTTGCACAAGGCAAGCAGGGGCTGACCGTCGTGTAGAGCGTCGCACCCTCAAGGGCTATTCCATTACGAGCGGCCCAGGCGATCGCATTCGACTCGGCGTGCTGGGTGCGAAGACAACCCCCATCGGGACCTATCTCGCAGCCGACATCGAGACAGTGAGGCTTGCCCTCGGGAGCGCCGTTGTAGCCGAGGACCAGAACTCCACGGCGAGGAACGATCACAGCTCCGATGTGCTTGCGCAGGCAGGTCGAACGCTTCGAGACCGCCCGAGCGAGCTCGAAGAACATATCCTCGCGTGAAATACGTGTCATTAGATTGGTACCAGCTTGAACTGGTATAGGCGACAGTTAAGACGACGAGTCATCGCTCGACGACTGCTGGATACTACTCGAAAAGCCTTAGCTACTCGACTGCCATTTCGGGATGCGTAGACGATCTCACCGGCTCGAAGCGGGGATTTCGCCCGGTATTGATCATAA